TCCTGATCGTCGATTTTATGCCGCTTATCGCAACGCCTAGCCCTGCGTAGCCCATCGCTAGATTCTTCACGGCATTGATAGCCGACTGCTGCGCAGCCATCGCTTCGGTTTGCTTTTGGGCTTCTTTCGTCGTCAATCCTAGTTGATTCTGCAACGCCAGTTGAGACTGACGAAACGCATCGGCTGATATGGCTCCTGATTGTAGTTTGTTTCGCAGCAACTCCATTGACTGCGTATATTGAGCCATCGCCCCCGTAGGCACGTTGATACCGAGTTTCTTGGCTAATGTCTCCTGCGTCCGCGCGAATGCGTCAGCCGTCAATCCACCGGCTTTAAACGCCCTTGCTAACTTCTCAAGTTCCGTTTCGTACTTATCAAACGGGTCGATGGACTCTCTCGCAATGCGTGCAATGCTGTTGAGTTCATTCCGCGTAAACTGCCCGTTCTTGCGAAGTTCATCGACATTGTAGCCCACTTTGATGTTTGCGATATTGATCGTTTGCGTCATTACCTCGCTCCTAGTCCAAACATCGCTTTAACCTGTCCTGCTATTTGCGTCGATGCTTTAGCCGCTTGCTTGAGCATCGTTTTTGCACTCCGTTTTGGCCGCTTGTAGCGTGTCGGCATGAAGTCGGCTACCTCCGGCATTGCCTGGCCTGCCCTAGCGAATAGGGGCAAATTGATTGCATGGACGATAGACGCGGTTTGCTCCCATTCTTCGCCTATCGGCTCGATTGAGTCAAAAGCTATCCACTGATCTAAAGCCCCCGATGGTAGGCTCTTCGTCCATCCCATCGGGTCAACAATCCCCCATCTCAACGCAAGCCGAAAGGCGATTGCTAGCCGCCGGCTGCGTCTGATTTTTTTGCTAGGGATTCGATCTCCTTCGCGTCGTATTCGGAGAGTTTCAAAGCCTCCTCGTACAACTTACCGATGGTCTGACGCGGAAGCGGCTTGAGCGAATCGCTATCCTTGACGATACGCTCGCCGCCCTTGCCTACCAAGCAATACGACACAAGCAGCCTGCGATGCTTCGCAAAATCGAACTTGTCGCCCGACTGCATTTGCACTTCCATATCTGCTGCATCCGATTCGCAAAGCTCACGAAGCGTAAAGACTTCCGAACCGATACGAATCTCAATTGTTCGCAGGGGACGCGATGCAGCCGCCAAGAATCTATCTAGCTCGCTATTCATCGTCGTCCCCCTCGTTCAAAATACGCGTCGCTTCTTCGACGAATTGGCGCGAAAACTGTTCAGGTGGTTCAATGTCCATCTGGTAACCAAGTGCTTCCATCGCTTGCATCTCAATCGATGCCATTTCGCCCTCAGTCAGTTGATCGTGAGGAAAATTAAACAGAGCTTGCAGTTGCACTTTCTCGCCGTGTGGCAAGTAGCCAACTAGCACCCCATCGAAAAGCACTTGAAACTGCGCCAACGGGATCGTAACCCCGTCGGCCCTTAAACCCATCTGCTGTTGCAAAGAAAACATAAACGCCCCTTACTAAGCCGCTGTAAAAGTCAAAGCCGTTGCACCATCGAACTGCAACGTGTAACTACCTCGCATAATAACACCCTTTTCACACGAGGGGAATTTCACGTTCTTGACGAATGCCGTTCCCTGGACGCTTCCGGCTCCTGGGAATGTCAAGGTAACGCTAATCCCTGCGTATGGCTCCGATGTCGGAATCATTGCGGTTGTAATCGGTGGAGCGGCTCCGAGCCAATTGAATTCGATTTCAATTTCGGGATTCTTTCGCAAGTCGCTTGGGCGCAACTTTTCGTAAAGAGTGGTTCCCAAATCAGTGATGTCCAACGCATCGACCGAGATATTGAAATCCCCGATGCGAGTGATCTGAGTAGTCACCAAACCAGTCCCCGAGATGGTTGCCCCCAACCCGGTATCTGCAACTGTTAAAGCTGGCATGCCTAAGGCTCCTTGTAATGCACCAAGAGATCGAAACTAACCAGATACCGATGCTCTTGGTTGCCATCGGTTGGAGGATCTTGCATATACTCATCGCCGCTGTCGAAGTCCACGCCGCAAAACGTGTAGCCATCAACAACACCGCGAAACGAATCAATTCCAGTCTCACGAATCGCTCGGCTGATTGCACTCGCTGCTGTTCGAGTCAGTGCAAAGCATTCGAGCGTTATTCGTGCATGTGCGGACTTGCCTAAACCGCTTACCATGTGATCGCGTTGAGTGGAGATAACGTAATAAATCACCGCTGGTAGCGTTGCTTTTTGCACAAGTACGTCAGGGTACATACGCTGACCTATAAGCGTTGATACGCTCGAGTAGGACAGTAGTTTTGTACGCAACGCTTCGCCGATCGCTGACATTACAGTTCCCCGCTGATAACGCCGATGGTTCTCGCTGCTGCTTCGCTCGAACCGCTGACGATTCGCACAACCTTCACGCCCTCGAAGACGTTAGGATTCAGTGCGATGTAGCGGCTGGTATTGACTGCTACGCTGTACTCTGTGCCCTCGTTGTAGAGTGGGTAGAAGTTGGTTCCTTGGTCCGCTGACGCTTGAAACTTAAACGTCGCCCCTGTCAGCCCCGATGGAGTGATGATCGCAAGCGGTACGCTCGCGCCTCGCATCGTCAATGCTGTTGAGGTCGTACCGCTCGAAGCGATAGTTACGGTGTCCGTGAGTGTTACGTTTTTAGCCAATTCTCAACTCCTTAATTTCTTTTTGCAGTTGGTCAAGGAATGCCGCTTCCGCCTGCGTCCTCGTTTGGTCATACGCCCGAACTGGTGCCCGTTCGTTGTTGGGGAAGTTAGCCGTTTGTGGATCCGCTCCCACGGTTGCATAGTATTGATTCCCGCGACGCGAAGTCCTCAAAACCTTCTGTCCCTTTTTCCCCCAAAGATTCCGTGTGTACGTTGTGCCTTTTTTATACGGCATGACGAATTGCTGCTTGTTGCCTTTTGGGTATTGAGCACCGATCCACACGGCCACGCCGCTTTTGCCTACCTTGTGGCCGATGTGCTTGCGGGAATCGTTGCTAAATGCTGGATTGTTTTTAAACTTCCTGCTCCACCGATTACGGCTACCGCTTTCGCGGGATGATCTCGATAGCGGCTCCGTTGCTCGTGCAATAGGCTTTGCAAACTCCCCCAAGCATCGACCGAAAGGCCCGTTGCGAAGCGTTAACGGGATCGCTCCGATTGCCTTGATTAAGTCCATGTTGATTTCAATCTTGCTGCTCATTACATCACCACCGAGCAAATAAGGTCGATGTATCTGCGTAGCCCATCGACTGGGTTAATGTGCGTGATGCCGTATCGCTCACCATCGTATTGTACGCTCATCGTCGTATCGTATCCGCTTCGATAGCGGACGCGAAAAACTGCTCGGGTTCCCGCTTCGAGTTGACGCCCTCGCATCGATTCGGTTCCGCCCGTTGGGTAGTATTCGCAAGGTTCGCCGACAACGTAGTTTGTCCAAGACACGCTAGGCTGCCCAGACGCGTCCTGCGTCTCTGTCTTTTGTTGGATCGTGCATCGCTGGCGAAGTCTGCCAACGCGTAAATCTTTAGGGCGTCCGCTCATGGGTAACTACTCCGCATGTAACGACGAACCAACATCTCGTACGGTCGCATTGTTTGCAGTGCTTCCGACATGAGCATGTCCCGATTTTCGAAGTAGTGAGCCACTAGCAATTTTATAGCCGCTTTTGCTGCCTCTGGTACGCTCTGCCCGTCCTGCGAATATCCGCATTTGTATGTGATCGTCCAAGCATCCCAACGCGATGAGGTCGCCGGTAGGCTTACTTGGTACGCAAGCCTGAATTGGTCAACATGCAATTGGTAAAGACTACTCGATAGCGTTTGCAATGCGTTGTTGCCATCGTAATACTGGATCGATGTAATCGAGTGGATCGGTGATCGCAATAGCTTAAAGCCATCGTAGAGCGAGCCAACCCGCAAGCGTAGCGTTTGGTAGCAAGTAACGGTGTCCGTATCGTGCTCCCACTGCTCCCTAGCCGCCTGAATCAAGGCGGACAAATGAACATCGTGCGTAGTGTCGCTACTGGCGATTTCGAGTTGCTTTTTTGCTTCGCTTAGTGTCACTGGCTCTGTCGTCGGCCCTGTCACTAGCTCTGGTATCAGCCGCATTTGCAAGCCCCCTCGCAATCATCAACTCCGCTTGACCGATAGGCACTGCTACCAACCGATAACCGGCTGGTAGCCCTTGCCAATAGTGATTGAGGATCAAGTCCATAGGACTAGACCACTCGGCAAACGTCACCGTCAGCCGCACCCGTCGAGGTCGTCGGGGCAATCTTGCCACGGGACAAGACTGCTACCGCTGCGATATAGCCACCGCTGGTGCCGTCCCCAAAGGTTGCGACAACCTTGAGGAATGGCTCCTTACCGCGAAGATCGACTTGGAAGACGCATGTCTGCCCGTCGTCGGTTGCACTTGGAAGTGCAAGCGTAGCACCTCCAAGACCGCTGCCACCTGCAAAGGTCGCTCCGGTGATATCGGCGTAACTTCCGCCGCTGGTCGATGATGCTTGCAACTTCAATGCGGTCATCGCAATATCGGTTGCACCGAGTTGCACGACAATCGTAGCGTAGTCGTAGCCTCTGGTATCAACAACATCAGCCGTAGCCGTGTTGTTATCGATCAACGCGCCGGGCTTGATCGCTGTAACAAACTTGCACTGTTGTAGTGGATTCATAACATCAATTCCTTTCGTTGTGTGGTTCAGTAATTACGCTGCGGCCTTGACTTGGACAATCGGCCCAGCGTTGCTTGCATCGCCGATTTCGTGGACGTTATAGTCCCAACGAGTGATCGAACGGAAAGCAGTTTGGTCAAACTCCATGTAGCGCGAAGAGTCAGCAACAACGCTAACACCGCGTCGAAGTCCCAAGGTCGAAGCCATCGACAAGTCACCGATGTAGGCAAGTTTGGTTCCGCCGCTTATAGTGCTTGGCATCACTTGCGTGAACTGGACCGGGTAGCCCATAAACTGCAAGACTGGGCCACTTCCAAGATCGACGTAGTTGTTGCCACCGGCTGCAAGTTGCAGCCGTGCCAAGACGTTCCAAAAAACGGCTTTGTGACAGAACCAAACCGGGTTCATTCCGGCGAATTCTGGCAACTTGCCAACCGCTTCCTGGAAGACTGCAATGGTCAAGTTAGCCGCTGTGTTTTGGCCTGCTGCTGCGGTTGCAACCGAACCCGCCGCGAGCACATTGGCTAGTCCGTTGATACCACCGTAAGCGGTCGTACCGTCACCCAGAAACGCCGCTTGATCCAACTTGAGGGCATGGGCTTGAGCCATTTCCATCGCCAAATAATCAGCAATAGCAATAACCGCATCTTCGTTGAGTTCGTTGGAGACTCGAGTCAGCGTAGCCCACTTGTGGGCTGTCAAAGAGACTTGCCCCAATGCTGGATCGCTCGCCGTGATTTCTCCCGCTTCACCCACTGCGTAAGCAGTCAGCCCGCTAACGCGTCGAGGGATCGTCACGGTATCGCTGCCCATTGGGTAAGTCCGAGCATAGCGACTGGTAACGCCGTAGGTTTCCATCAAGGAGATGACCGACGTTTCAAACTCAGGCGGGACGAGTACACCGCCTCGCAAGTCGTCATTCTCTCCCATTGCATTCAATACGCCGTTATCACGGCACCATTGACGGGCTTGTGCGTTGCCATTGAGGGCACGGAAGAACTGACCGGCTTTGTAGGCATCGCGTTCTGCATCTGGCCCTTTGAACGCCTTGAGTTTTCCGGTTGCCCGTGCGGTTGCTGGGATGCGGAAACTGGATGCTTCAACGCTTCGAGTTTCGTTGACTTGTCGGACAGTGTTGGACACTGCTGACTCAATGCGAATTGCTCGCTCTCGCTCCTTGCTCAAGTTTTCAATCTGACCGGCTTTGCCGTCAGTGCCGACGATTGCATCAATCTCTGCTTGTTCGTCTGCGAGTAGATCGCGGTTGTCTTGCGATGCTACGTCTTGGATTGCTTTTACCTTGGCTTGCAAGGCTTGGATTTCTTCCCCGAGTTGCTTTGCGGTTTTCATACCGACTGCTCCTGTGCTGTGTGGCAGTCGATAAACCAAGATAGCGGCATGACTGCCACGGTGTTACTCAAAACTATTCCGTGTGTCACTGCCGCTAATTAGTTGCAGAGTGTCGGCACTTCTGGCCGACGCATTAAACCTAGCAAGTCGCTAGCGTGTTGTCAAGCCTCCTGCGTACTGCGCCATCTTCGCCTTGAGCAAATTGACTCTTGCTTGGTCGAATGCGTTCGATGTCTTCCGTTTCTTGTTGCCGTTCTCAACGCGTCCCGTAGCAAAGCCTAGTTCAATGGCCTTTTCAACCTCGTACCACGACTCTTGAGCCATCGCGTTTTCGATTTCGCCTTTGGATAGTTTCGCGTATTGCGAATAGATATCCGCTAGCGACGCATCGTAGGACTCAAGAGCGTTGATCACCTTCGCCAACTCTTCCCGGTTGCCAAATGCAAAGCCCATCGCTCGGTGGATCATCAGTCTTGAGCCGTCAGCCATCAATCGCTTAGCACCGCCGAGAAAGATGATTGACGCCGCCGACCCTCCCTTCTTTTC